TCTACCTGGTTGTTGATCAGCAGGTCGCACATTGGCTTGGTCAGACCACCTACGCCAAAACGCATGCGGATATTTCTTTCCTTCATGATCTTAGCCAGAGAGATAGTGGATGCGATAGATGCGCCGCCTACACCGGTCTGGTAGGAGAAGCCGTCCTTGAAATATGGGCTGTTTACTACGAACTGGGTACAGTAATCAGCCATCATCAGCTTTCTCATATCGGTAGTTGGCTTTGCTGCACCGGTAGCGATCTTCTTTGGATCACCGATAGCGTCTACTACTACCACATAGTCAACCTTGGTCATGGAAATATGTGCCGGGAAGTTAGGGAATGGTACCAGGCAGTCAGTAATTGCTACTACCTTATCTGCATAGTCACCATCCACCATAGCGTAGGAAAGCACGCCACAGTCACTCTTGCCGCCGATACCACGGCAGTTGCCGTAATCGTCACAGGTTGGGGTTCCGATAAATGCGATGTCAATTCTGGTCTCACCACTCTCGATCGCTCTTACACGGCCACCGTGGGAACGCATGATTGCAAGTCCCTTTAATTTACCTGCGGAGATTGCTTCACCGATCTTACCGCGAACACCGGAGGACTGGATATTGGTAATGGTTCCGTCTTCGATATAAGGAACAATCGGGTCATGAGCTTTTCCTAAAGAACTTGCGCAGATTGTGATATCCTTGATGCCCATCTTATGAACTTCTTCCATGACCATATTTACGATATAGTCACCATCACGGAAATGATGATGGAAGCCTAAGGTCATGCCGTCCTTGATGCCGCATTTTATCAGCACATCATGGATGTTGGCAACCAGCTTGCTCTGTGTATTGTTTACCACACATTTTGTATATGGGCCGTCCTTTTTGTATACATATCCGTCCCTGTAATGATTTCCCTGGAATACCTCTTTACCGGTCATCTCCAGGATCTCTTCTGGTATATCTCTTCCTACTGCGTTTATCATTTTACAGATCCCCCTTATATACGCCTGATGCCTTGGCAAGCTCGATGGTCCTCTTTGCGCCGTCATAGAATGCGATATCGATCATCTTGCCGTCTACAGTGAATACACCGATACCCAGTTTCTTCTTTTCATCGATCTCTTTAACTACTTTCTCAGCGAAAATGATGTCCTTCTGGGTTGGTGTGAAGATCTCATGTACGATGTTGATCTGACGTGGGTTGATAATGGATTTTCCATCAAATCCCATTAAATGGATGGTCTCTACGTCGTGACGGAAACCTTCCATATCATCCAGGTTGGTGTATACAGTATCAAAACACTGTACACCAGCTGCACGGGCTGCGATGATCATGTTCTGGCGTGCACCCATCAGCTCCAGACCGGTACCGGTAATGTGTGTCTGTAAGTCCTTTGTATAGTCACCACCGGAAAGAGCGATACCAAACAGTCTCTCAGATGCTTCGCAGATATCCAAGGCTTTCATAACACCTCTTGCAGACTCGATGGCTGCCATGATCAGTGTGTGGCCTTCCGGGATACCGTACTTCTTTTCGCACTCTTCTACTACAGCTTCTACTCTCTGTACATCCAGTGCGCTTTCTGTCTTAGGGATACGGATGGCATCACAGCCGCCTGCTACTGCACAGCGGATATCTTCTTCCCAGTATGGGGTGTCAAGGCCATTGATACGGACAACTCTCTCACAACCTCTGTAGTTGATCTCTTTTAATGCGTGATACAGAGAGAAACGTGCTGCATCTTTCTGGTTCTCAGCAACTGCATCCTCCAGATCCAGCATAATGGAGTCTGGTTTGTAGATATATGGGTCTTTGATCAGACCTGGCTTCTGTGCATTTAAGAACATCATGGTTCTTCTTAAACGTTTCTTATTCGCATTGATCATCTTACTGCACCTCCCCATGGGATATCCTTGATCTGATCTAAAGAACGGAATACCGCACCTTCTACTCTTGCCTTAATGGTACAGTCCAGCGCGCCCTTGTCCACCACTGAAATTTTTACATCCTTTACGTCCAGGTTCTCCAGTGTCTGAAGGACTACCTTGCGGATCTGGTTGCCGTACTGATTGATCACAGCGCTTTCCAGATTAAACTCAACAGAACCATTTCCCGGTTCTACGGTTACCTGGCAATCACTGGATTCCAGTGTTCCTGCCATGGCTGGTTTCTTGATCTCCATATCTATGTAACCTCCTTTTTCTTTTCCTGCTCTCCCGGAATTTTTTCTGTATCCTGATCCGTGAAAACAGCTCTTCGTTTCTTTCTGACTTTATCATAGAAAATCTTTCTTAAATGTACAATGGGGTTTTCTTAAAATTCTTTAAGGTTTGTATCATTAAAAAGCCTTGTATTTACTGGATTTCTTGTTTTTGCTTGTGACTTTATTGTGACCAATAGGGCAAAATGAACCTAAAGTTTTTAAGAGGATTTATATTATTTTGCAAGCCCCGGATAATGTAGGGCGCCGTCCTGATCAGGAGTAAGGATAACTGGTTCAGTTGCCATGCGACCGTCCTGATCCAGGTAGTACCACTTGCCTTTGATTGTCTGAAGGCCTTTGAGCATGGCACCATCGGAGCCAAGGTAATACCAGGAACCTTTGTACTGGTACCAGGTGTCATGGACCATCATGCCGGCACCATCAAACCAGTACCATTTATCTCCGTCTTGTTGCCATTTGTCAGACACATATTCCCCTGAGCCATCATCTTTATAGAAACGCCAGCCTCCGTTCTCCTGCTGCCAGCCGGTCTTAACTGTAACTGGTGTTAAAAATAGCTTTCGCTCTTCCTGGCGTCTTCTGGTAAGGCCTGCAAGGACCTTTCCACCAGCCTTATTATATTCCAGGATTTTAGCTACTATCTCAGAACGGGAACGGGTGCCTTTAGCCGTCAATCCATCAATGCTTCCGATGTTGTATGCAAAACTCACTAAGGCATCATACTCGTTCTGGTTCCAGTTGTAAGCACTATACTTATCCACCTTTGGACTATACTTTTTATCTACAGACTGTCTTAACCAGTCATCTGCTGTAGCCTGACTGATTTTCAAGCCCTGACAGATAATTGTTCCGGTGATGGCCTTATCAGCATTGGTTGTACCGTATCCAATGGTCCATACTCCTACAGTATCCTGGTAAGCTGTCAGGCAACAGCCTTCAAACTTTTTTATGAGGTTTAATCCGTTATCTGATATTTTCATAGCATTTCCTTTCTTCCAAATGGTATCTTGAAAAGATTTTCTGCATATGCTATAATGCCGTTAGGCAAAAAGAAATAAGTTTCCATGTTGGACACAAAAGCGAAAGCCCCTGAGTGGTCGAGACTCAGGGGCTTTCTTCCTTTTTTAGCAGTTAGGCATCTGCAGGCTGGTTACCGACTATTTGCCGCCGTCCAACCATTTGATGATGTAGTGGCAAACTACACCAGCCGCAACAGCGACAATAAAAGAAATAAGATTTTCCATGTCAGACACCCCCTTTCCTTATCGGGTATAGGGGCGGTAACTTTGATATTATAACATATGCATGATTTTTATTCTACTGATTTATTGCGACGTCGCAATTGGCAGCCATAACCCGGACTGCCTGCGGGAGATAGTCGGATCACCTCCTTCTACTTCTTGCTTGCCTGTTTGATGACCTGGTGTGCTCCGGTTGCTGCCAGCCCAGATACAATGCCAATGGCTGCAGCGTTGATCACATCTGTGGCTGGAAACTCCGGCATCAGGTACATGCCTGCTACACCCAGGATACCGCCGGTCACTCCGCATACTACCGGGATAACCTCATCCTTGACCTTGGTGGTTGCCTTGCAGGCCATGCCGCCCAGGTAACAAATTGCTGTGATCGCTGTTACGCTTCCAATTCCAAAATCCATATCTATACCTCTCTTTCTTCTATACCATATTCACGTCGTTTCATTCTGCCATCAAGCTGCATGGCTTCATCATCCGTCAAAGTCGGAAGCTTCTCGCATGTCTCGTATCCAACTTCGCAGTCTCCGTTGCCGCCAAGACGTACATACGGATCATACAAATACTTAAGATTGCGTCTCTCTTTCTGGGTGATTCCGCCACGCTCAGCAAACTTATCAGTCAAATACAGCAGTTTATCATGACCAAGTCCAAGGATCATATCCCTCATGCCCTTCGTTTCATCTGACTGTTTTTCTTTCTTTTTGTCATGTCGACCGATCAAGAACTGAATAAATGTAAAAAGCGCATTTGACCCGATCACTGCAATGACAACCTGTGATGTATCCATTTCTTTCATCTCCTCTCTTATGCTGGCATCCAGATAATCCATTTGCTCTGCAGTGTCAGCCCTACATTGTATCGTGGCCGCTGCTCTCCAAAAGCTCTGTACCGGATCCAGTCATCCAGGATGATTCCAGCCAAGCTTACTGGAAACCATAGCAGCATGTACTGCGGGCAGATCTGGCCCAGAATGTTGCCCGGCATACCGCTGTAGTCCCAGATACCCCACCCGAGCCAGAGATTGACGATACATCCGGTTAAAAACTCCAGCGCAGTGATTCCCGCTGTACCTATCAGGATCTGTTGCCAAAGCGGCGTATTCCAGCTCAGGATCTCATTGATAAGTCCAAGGTAAATAAAACAGATTCCGCCCAGAATAAACATGGTCCAGTGGCTCCAACCACGCCAAACCAACTCGATCAGCACATAGAGTACACCGCCCACATCAGCTAAGAAAAGATACTTATTAAGCAGTCTGTGCATCCTTCACATCATCTCCCGCCATAGCTGCTATCTTTACAAGATATGCTTTCAGTACCTCACTCTGGTACTGCTCCGGCACATCAGCGCCATAAAAGATCTGCTGGATTTCCTCTGCTGTCTGCGCACCACTGATCCACATATTGAGGGCATTGCAGTAGGTTGTATGATAGCTTACATGCCACATGGCCGTGGTGATGATGGTCTGCATATCTGCGGCACTGTAGTACCGGCAC